CTAAATGATAACGCAGGTGCTGATGGAAAAGCAACAAGAGTACCTATCAACTCCTCCCTATCAGTAAACGCAGTTGATATTGGCAAACTTAAATTAAAGGATGTTTCAGTTTCTCCTGTGTCTAACTGAACTATTAATTTAATTGAAACGGTAACAATATCCCCCACTCTTGAATACAACCCTCCTTCAATTGTTATGGTTGAATTATTTGTTTCATTGCTTACCACAGGCGTATACGTACCACTCGCAAACTGCGGCATCCCTGAATAGATGTCTTGAACCTCAATCTGCTTGCTGGTATTGCTGCTTGTATCAACGATGTAGAAGATGTCATCGCTTGCTGCCGTTGCTAAGGGTGTTAGGTCGGTTACTTTTACGCCTGCCATAGTTTTTAGTTTTTACAAAGTTAGTGATTCTTTTGAAGTATATTCAATCGCGGGCAATTGCTTAACCCAGTCGATGGTTGTGCTGCTTACCTCTTCGCTGCTTATTATCCAAGTGCCATTCGCATCTTCTATCGGATTGAATGTAACATCTGAGACATATTCAACGCCGCGTAATTGCTCTGCTTGTTCCGGTGTGAGTTGGTAAACTATCATAATTGCCTGCCTAATGTGGTTTGAAATGTTTGTACAGCTGTGTGAAAATTAGCAGCTTCGGTATCTGTTAAGCCTCTTCCAACAAATGATAACCTATGCTGAAATGGCGAAAAGAGAGAAGCAGTACCGCCAAAATTTTGCGCACCGAGATAAATGCTAAATGAATTTAGCGCATTACTATTCACGGTTGAAGCCGTAATTGTTCCACGAATAGAACCTTTTTTCTGATTTGACAAAAGCCTTGTACCAAAAAGAAAACCTCGCGCATCGGTATTAGTTAAAGCACCAATTGAAGCATCATTCATATCAAAGAAAAAAAAGTTGCCCGGATGCCTTGGGTAAATTCTCAAGAAATTCGTATTGTTAAAGTTGCTACCCATTGCCACCGTTGCTGAGGTTGTATCTGTTCCTGAATAAAGACCCATTGACACATCGTTTTGCAGCAATGTTGTTGATGGTACGATGAATGTATTAGCATATGCATTTGTGCCGTTAGGCGTTGCCCCTGTTGATGAGAATGTCCATCCACCCACAAAATTCAATCTGAATGCAGCATTGCTATCGGCTGGGTTAATTAAATTGAATTTACACGTTGTGCTTGTCCCTCCGACCATTGGATAAATAGCAACAAACTTGCTCCATATTGAATTATTCTTTAGGCTTACTACAAGGGAATTCACAGCCGATGCTTCTGTCGGGTCTGTTATGCCAGCTGCTATAAAGAAAGCCTGTGCATCTGAGTCAAATGCTGATGAGCCAAAAGTCCACTGCGTAAGCAGCCCAGTATCTCGCCTCGTTAAAATCCTCATACGATACGGTTTACATAGCCAGTTATGTTGATGACATTGGCAGCACTTGCAAAGGCTCGAATCGTTAACGCTGAGCCAGTGTCCACTAATATCAAGCCCGGCACAACCAAAAAGATACCCGATTGCGGAGCTATGCCTACAACGATGTTATCGTCAGGCGAGCTTGTGCCGCCCCATTGAATCGTCAATGTTCGAGTCACTGTGTCGGTGTTGTTGGCATAGAGATACACTTCGTCAATCGATGCGCTGCCGCTTGTTGCGTGGATGTCAGTTCCGCTCGATGCTGTTGCAACAACCTTAACCGGTCTGCCGCTTGTGCTTGCGCTTAGTTTAACTTTCGAATACGTTGGCATTTTAGGAGAATATTTGAGTGAGTAGAATTATCTGGTCTTCAGTTGGCGAGGTTGGCAATGTTGCAAGCGAGCCATCGCCGCGCACATACTGCGAGGTTGTGCCTGTTGGGGTGTTGAACTTGCTGTTGAATGTAGTCCAATCGCCGCTGCTTAATGCACCTCGATTTGTTGCGCTGGCAGTTGGTAGATTGAATGTATGGGTAGTGCTTGCCGAGCTGATGCCGAAGTCGGTGCCACTCGTGCCCGTTGCGAAGTTCTGCACTTGCGCGGTCAAGCCATTCAATGCGTTAAGCCCTGTTGTGAAAGTTGTGATTACTTGGCAGAGGTTGTTATCCTCAGTGTGCAGCGTAATGTTACGCCCCGATGTAGTTACGAAAATGCGTACTGCGAGCCTATCAGTTGCAGCCAATACAGTCGAAGGTACTGCAAGCGCACTTACATACAAATCGACTACCGTGCCGCCTGTAATCGCTTCGGGGTTTGTAGAGCCTGATGAGATAAGCGTAAAGGTTGCGCCATCGTACTTATAAAGCTCCATGTAAAAGCTCGGATTTCCGCCGCCACTCGATGCATTGAAGTAGGTCTCGAAGTTCCAATTTCCTGAAGGGATTGCCAAGAGATTCGGGTCACCCGCATCGGTTATGAATTGCGCGATATAGCCATTGCCTTGCGCGTTTGTTCGCGTGAAGTTCGTGCCAGCTCCAAGCACTGGAGTGCGGCTCATTTGAAAATAAGCATTGCCTCCAATCGTGCCTTGACTGATTGACCCGTTGAGGTAATAGTTAACCGATGCGCCACCGCCACCGCCTAAAGGGAAGTTAGCGAGTGAGCCATCCCCTCGAACGTACTGGCTCACAAGTCCATTGGCAGTTATGTCAACGCTTGGCGTAGTTGTTGAGTTAGGTACTGCAACACTGAATGCAGGGTTTGTCGGGTTTGGCACAGTTGCCGCAACCGATGTGACCGTGCCATTTGTGAGTGTTGGGAATGGCTGAGGTGCTCCGGTGCCATCGAGATAGTCTGCGCTTGTCCCTGTTGGTGTATCGAACTTTCCATCGAAGGTATTCCAATCTGCGCTGCTGAGGTAGCCATCTGTTGTGCCGTCAGCTTGCGTGATGCTGATGTCGGGTGTAGCCCCACCGCTTGAACTTAATGGCGCGGTTGCGGTAACATCCTCAACGATGGTCGCAGGCAATACAGGAATGGTTGGCTTGTTTAATATCTGATTGTTGCCGCTTGTTGCGTTCCAATCTGTTGGCTGTTGAACTGTTGGAAAGCCAGCGCCAAGATTAACCCAGTAGCTTGTGTTTGTTGGAAGGATTGAATCATTCGCAGCGATGCAGCGATAGACATTGCCGTTATACCAAACGATATTTCCAATCGCATAAGCATTGCCTGTTGCGCTTAAATGATCGGTAGTAAATGGCAAGGCTATCAATGTGCCACCACCACCACCGCCACCAATTGCCACAAGCGGGTCGGCTGGTGTGCCGTTGCCTGTTATTGTAACGCCATCGACAGCAACCTCGGTCAAGCAAGGCTCGCATGGCTCGAAATCAGGCAGGGGGATATCGCCAGTTTGGCAAGTGTCATAGCAGCCGTCCTCGCTTGATGTGCTGACATTCACATCCACATCAATTGCAACCGCTGCCCACTCATAGTTAACTGGTAAATATTTAATCTCATTCGCGTACCCGCTCGGCACTACCTCGTAAGCAATTGCCCCGATAGCCGTTTTGAATTGCGGGTCAGTGCCGCTAATTAAACGAAGCACCCGCGATGCCACCCAGTCCTGTGCATCGGCTGAGTCGCAAGGTAAATGGCTTTTGCGAACCATTGCGTATGCCGTCATCGAGAAGCGTGTCTCATAGATTGAGCGGCAGCCTGCCAGCTTGAGCGAATCGTTTTTCGTCACGTTAATCTTGCCACGCTTTGCCCAGAATAGCGTGCCCTGCTTCGCATCATAATCCGTTACAGGAATCGCTTGGCCGTTGCCGATGTAAAACGCCCACGCCTTATCATTGCCCTCGCCTACAAGCTCGCTAAGGCCGTAAATCTTATCGAAGATATTGCCGACCTCAATTCGCTGGTTTAGCCTGTCGAGAATGGTAGATAGTATATTCATTTATTCATTGCGTTAATGATTTGTTGAACGAGCTCGGCTGCATGGTCTTCAAGCATCTCGGCTTGCTCTTCCGCTGTCGGCAAAAAGATAGTGCCGTATTTCGCCTCTAATCCATCAATTTTGCCCTCCTCGGATGCGGGTACTGTTATCGCTGCTTCCAATCCTTCAGTCAATACCTCGGATGAAAGGAAGCCACCTTTGAGCCTTCCGGTCAATTCCAAAGGCAGCTTGCGCGAAGTGCCTTTTTTCAATTCGGCATAACCGCCGGGAAAATAAAGCGACTTAATCGGCTCACCACGCTTACCAACTTTGAACTTACTCGGCGCACTTGCCAAGGCTCGCGGGCTGACATAAATAGGCTTTGTGCTGTATGGCACAGTCGGCAATGTTTCGCCTGCCGTGTTTGTGCCTCCGCTCGAGCCAGTACCGAATATCCGCTTAAACATGATGCGCTTTAATTCACGAACAGGGCCGTATAAGGCAGTGAACTTGTTAGTCCAATCGCTATACAACGCATCGAGGTTCTTTTGAATTTCGGCGGGTGTCGGCATCTTATGGCAGGGCTGTAACGTACTTCATGTTGCGCTTGCAATCCCAGCAATGCGTGTCATCAGGCAGGCGCATGTTCTGCAACGTAGCGCCAAGGTCTTCGCTGTATCGCGTTGCTGCGATGTCGCGAGCTGCCATGATACCATCCATGAGCTCGGTCTTGTTCTGCCCACGATTCACTATCACCGTTGTATTAACTCGCTGATTCGGGCTAATCGTTAGTGCATAGTTGTAAATCTCAACGGCTGTGGCATAGGCTAACGCTAATGCCATCGTGCCACCTACCGAGCACAGCCATCCTTGCCTGTCGCAGTTCACATTATACGTGAGGCTCATGCCTGTGGTGTACTTACTCGATTTGCTTGTCAGCACGTTGGTGCCATCGGTTGTAAGCTCGATGCCTATCGCATCCACGAAAGGACAGATATGCGATTCCTTAATCCCGCCCCCGCAGCTTGTGCAAGTGCCTCTCTTTGGCGTGAACTTAACCGTGTTGATATCTGACTCATAGACGATGGCGATGTCCATCTTACGCTTCGCTGAGGTGAAGGTCTTACCGATGAACTGATCGAGCGCACCCTCTGCATAGGTGATTGTTTCAATCAACTTGCCTGTGGTCATGTCGAAGATAAGCACCGGCACGTTCACATTAGCAGAGTCGATGGCAAGGTTAATGTCGACCAAGTAAAAGTTAAGATAACTAACCGTGTTCGGGTCAATCTTCAACCTGATGCCGCCATAGTTGCCAGCGCCGAGGGCAGTCTGCAAGTTGGCATAATTTGACACAACTTGCCCAACGCGCTTGCTCTCTATTATCGTGTCGCTCTTCATCATTGGGCTGAGTTTAGTCAGCACATCCGATGAAAGTTTGCGCCATGCAAAGGCTCGTTTATCTTCGAACAGCTCAACGCCATTGCGGTATTGGTCTGTTATTAGTTGCCCGAGAAAGGTTTGGTTAATACCGAGGTCATCGATGTAGAGCCCAGTCGATGGCTCAGGTGATTCGCAGTCTCTTAATCCGAGTAGTGATTCAATGCACATCTCTTTAGTTTTTACAAAGATAAATAAAAAAAGGAGGGCACGAAGCCCCCCTCTTTATTGCGTGGTTAGATTATCCAATCCGCTTTGGGTTAACAAGTCCTCATCCGCTTGGGATAGCAGGCTCATTAACCCGATTACGGGTTTGCGATTTCAACGCAGTTAACGTAGTTAACGCCAGCATACTTGTCAGAAGACTCGTAGATGTCAGTCGGAAGAGTTACAATCTTTCCAGTTGTGGTCAACACAATCGACAAATTACCGCAGTCATCCTTCATGGTCAAATCTACTGGTACACCAGCTGGTGTGAACACCAAGGTCTTTGAGTAGTTTGAACCAGCCACAGGCGTAATGCCCTGATTCCAATCAGCCAAGTTGAATGATAACCACTGGATTGCTCCGGCAGTAGTTACCAAGTTCTTAAGCTGCGAACCTTGAGCCGCTGCAACGCGAGAATCGTAAGAGAATCCGAAACCGTTTTGCTGGCTGATAGCCAACAAGTCGATGCCGAACTGAGTGCAGCAACCAGCCTGCACCGCGTTAGCATAACGCTGCATCTCAGCACCGCCGAATACCACAGGCGCACCCGGATAGTTAGCCATGCGAGTTGCTTGAAGGATGTCAGCCAATGCGAACTCGTTCAATGCTTGCCCGCCAGTTTGGCGAGTAGCAATGCGCAAGCAGTCACCACTTACAGTGTAGTACCCTGACACCTCAGTGCCCCAACTTCCGATGTCGGCAACAGCCTGAACAGCGGCAGCGGAAGCAACCTTGCGGTCAAGTACATCCATCAAACGCATTACCGACTCAAGCACATAGCGAGAGTTCTCCTGGCAATGGCGAGCGATGTCAGCAGCATTGATCAGCTGAGATGCTTGGTACGTGTCAGTCGTGTCAAGCGTGTAAGTGGTTGTTGAATCGCCGTAAGTATTGGTTGAAGTACAAGCAAGGATTTCGCCACCCTCTTCTACTTCGGTCTCAGGTAAACGCTGAATCCAACGAGCTTGTACTGTTTTTAATTTACCACCACCGGGTGCAACCTCAGTGCGGATTAGTTTTGCGTTTTCAGGCGAAAGCAAGAACTCTAAAAAAGGCAATTGCTCACGCTGTCCAACTTCGATGAAGAGTTCGCTAAGTGACATTTGCACATTAGGACACTCCGATAGAATGCGAGATATAGACATGATTAATGTAGTATTAAGAGAACTCCCAATTACAAAGGCCGGAAGTTGCGCCTACTTTGCCGCGATAAGTTGCGGCTCACTACATCATAGATGCTACAAAGATAAATAAAAAAAGCCTGCATTTCTGCAAGCCTTTTCAAATTGTGCCTAAACAATTAGTATGAATGAATAAAGAACGAGCTGCAATATACTAAGGCAATTCGATTCTACCAAAAAAAGGTTTGTCACTTACCGACCTTCGCCCCTCGCAGCTCCAAAGCTGCCGAGCCCACCAATTCGCCGAGCCTTTCGGCGAAGGGATGCCATTACTACGAGCGCAGTAAGAGTTGCCTGCATCCGTGCCGGGGTTAATCCGATACCCTTCAGCGCCAAAGTGAATCTCATTCCCGTCATCGTCTACCGCTTTATACTTTTTGCCAGCGCGATCGGATGCCGTGACATTGTACCCCTCATACTCCGGCATAGGTCGATTGAGTTAGTTTGTTTTCGAGATATGTAAGCACAATCTCAAGTGCTTTGGTCAGGTCGGCAGGGCTTACCATTTCGCTGTGTTTGCCTTGCCGCCAATCTGCGTGGTGCATCAATATCTTATAGGCTTGCTTAATTGTCATTTTGTGAAAAATCGAGGGTTAACACCTTTCATGCGTTTGTCGGTCTGTGCTTCAATCGGAGGGATGATAGCCTGCCCCGGTCTCGGCACACGCTGCCCAGCCGATGGGTTCTTCATAATGATGCCCGCCGCCGTAGCTTCGGCAAGCAGCACATCGGAGAGGTTCAGGAATGAGCCTGCTTTCTCTTTTGACTTCAATCGCTCGCCGCTGTTCTTATCCTTAACAAAGATATTTCCATCGTCCTCCAAGTCGATTGCATACTTCTCGCCGATGGTAGCCTTGAAGCCCTTAATGGTAAACTCATTCACCGATGGGTCGAGCTTGATTGCTGAGAGCTCCTTCTCGAAGGTATGGTTAATCTTGCTTTGCTTTTGTTCGTCTGCAATCTTAATCTTGAATTGCTCGAATTGGTTAATGGCTTCTTGCCTTGCAGTGTCAACTTCAGTAAGTTTGCGCTCGAGTGATTTGTGCTTCTTCTCCCACTCCTTCACCAGCTCTTCGCTGCCTGACTTATCGGCTCGCTGTTGCCACTCTTCTTGCTGCTTTTCATAAGCCTCTCGAGCTCGCTCGGATGCCATGCGTAGAACATCTTGCGCCTTCTTATCCTTGAAATCTTCTTCGGTTAGCGTAACTCCGAAAGGCTCAAATGCTCGCTTAGCAACGTGGGCAATTGTGCCGTTAATCTTTCCGAGCTTTTCGCTTAGCTCCTTTGAGTTGACCCAGTTCTCCTGGAACTTCTCCTTTGCTTCCTCGAGGTTCTCGGCTTCGTTTAAGTTTAGGAAGTTCACTATCTCCAGTGCTTCCTCCGGTTTGATCGGCATATATTTGAGGGGTGTTAATTGGTTGCAATACTAATTCCTTTGCGCCCTTCTTATTAAGTAGGTGCTCGGCCACCATATCTGATGCTTGAATGATACGGCCATCTGAGAGTATTAAATGTCTCATATAGCAAAGGTATAAAATTTATTTAATCAATAAACCCTTCAGCTCTCGCTCGAGCTTTAACGCTATCCGGCACCTTACGGTCGGGCACTGGCACAAGATAGTGCCGACAGTTCCACCCCCCTACAAGTGTAAAAATCGACTTACTATCTGTGCCATCTATGCGCCCAGCCCAAGTGCCGTCACGAATATCATTGATGCCAGCACTATTCTTACCCGCGCCCCATGCCTCAATCTCTTTGCGATGGTAGATGCCGCCCTCGCGATTCTCGCAGAATGGGCGAGTTGTGTCAATCTCCCCGCCGAGGTATTCAAACCACTGGATGCCGAGCTCATCATTGACAGCGGCTGAGTAGCTTCGGTCTGCAACGGCTTGCGCGGTGGTGGCTGTGGTCTTGATGTTGGCAAGCAGCCGCCCATCATTCGCCTCGGTTCCGGTGACAATCCCTTCCAATGCAACCACGGCCTCGCGTAGCGGTGCGCGTGCTGCGATGTTCGTGGTTAGTTGCTCGAGAAAGGGCTGCGTGAATCGAGCATCCAAGCCAGCACCGAAGAATGTATTAATCGCATTCTGCTTAGATATTTGCAACAATTGCTTTTGCACTTCGGTCGGTTCGAATGCGCTTTCGAATGTTCTTGCAATCTCGTTAGTGAGCTGCACCCCTTCATCGATTGAGCCGAGGAAGGAACGAACTGCTTCCTTGTATTCGCTGCCAGCGAGCACCTTCTTAAGTTCATCAGCAATAAGGCCGATGCGCCTGATGTTGCCTTCGGTTTGCTCGATGTTTCCGGCTGCTGTGACATCCATGTCATCGAGAATTGGGCGAATCTTGCGCCATATCTCAGCCTGTGTCTTAATCGCAGCTGTTGCCAGTTTATCCGGCACCGACTCGAAGAGCTTAATCTTATCGCGAACTAACGAATCAAATGATGCCATTCAATAGTTCCTGTTGCGCCTGTTGAATCGGGTCGAGCTGCACGGCAATCCTATCCGATGCCAAGCGGTTGAGTGCTGCAATCTGTTCGGCCATTGGTAGGTCGATGAAGCGTTGAGCACCCTCGGTCGGGATGTGATTGCGAATAAGCTCCATGATTAGCTGAGGTGCGCTGTGATGGATTACATCCTGATACTTCTCGATTGTGCCATTAGCAACGCGCAGGGCGATATCTGCCGAGCTCATTAGTAGCAATTCATCAGCGTTCAGGATAAGGTCATAAACAGCACTTGTCTCTTCATCGGTGTAGTGAATCGCTTTGATGTAATTGTACACATTGCTGAATGTAATCGATGGCGGCACGCCTGCCTTAACACCTTCGCTTATTACAGCCAAGTAATCGCTCGGGGTGCTGATGTCGAAGCTGGTCGGATAAACTAAGTTCACACCGCCAAAGTTTTCGCCGTAACGCATTCGCCCCATCGTCACCAAGCAAAACTCGTAAAGGTTGAATAGCTGGTCTGATATAGGCTTAATAAACGCATAGAGCGCACGTAGCTTATTCAATGAGCCTGTGGCTGTCGATGCTTCGCCTATTGTTCCGGTTTCGTCTGAGCTTGGCAAGTGCAATATCCTGCGAGCCTTTGCCATCTGTTGCTCAATCTCGGTCCGTAGGAAGTTCAGCGTGTCCATCGGTGGGCTCACGAACTTTAGATACTCGCCGCTGAGTGCGCTGTCTCCTTCGCTCAATGCTGTCTTAGGCTTAATCAATAGCATCCCTGTTGGGCTGAATCGGCTCTTCACGCCCGAGCCATTACAGCTCGAGCAAGTACGGTAACCGCCATTGATTGGGTCGAAGATTTGGCCGTCCTGACACTTGTTACCTTCGCGATCAGTGAACTCGCAAATCTCACCAAGGGCAACCATAAAAGGAAACGCGCTTGTGGCTTTGCTGATTTGCAAGTAGCTTTCATCGAGAATCACTTGGTCGAGCAATGGCACGGCTGTGATGAATGGAGACTGGAAGTTTATCTCCCCACCGATAAGCTGAGGCATCCCTTGCAGCTTTTGCGCTGGTACATATCCAAGGTTGTGCGAATAGTATAGCTCAGGTTCGCTGAATGTGTAATCCGATTTTTTACCGATTTGGTACACCTTCCAAATGTTCATCGTATCATAAATCTCCAACACGATGCCGCTCTTCTCTTCCTTGCTTCCGTTGCGGACCTTTGAATAGTCATCGGTTATGACCATGTAATACTCGCCATATTTCTGACCTACGATGCTTTTGCATGAGTAGTATTCGGGCATCGGATTAATTAGCTCGTTGCTGATTATCTCTTCGCCGTCCTCGTTCTCGTAGGTGTCAACATCTTGGGGCTCGATTGCGATAATGCCATTCGGGTCGATTAGCTTCAGCGTTGGGAGCATCGTCTTAACGAATGCCTCAAGAGAGCCGAAGCGTTCAATCTCTTGGTTCACGTAGCGCTGGAACGTATCCTCGCCAAAGATTGGCTCAAGCTCGGGGCTGTATCGGATGCTCCAATTCTGATCGGCGAATGCACGGCTTATCGTGGCTTTGAAGTCCTCAAACACACTAAGCGTTGTTGGCTTATAGTTCGCTCGTATGTACTCAGCCTGTGCATCGGTTTGGTTAGGTGCGCGCACGCTGAGTAGATGTGCCGGGTAAATGTCAGGCCGGGTATGCGGCAAGATGCTGTCATACATCTTAGCGGCATAGTTATACCCCGGCCAATACTCAGGATATTGACTCACGCCTGTGCGCTGCTTAGTGATTGGATTGATAGGTGTCTTCATTGCTGCGGCTTCCCAGCCCTTGTGCAGCATTGCGAACCTATTCACAATCTTATCAATGTCCTCTATGCTTAGTGCCATTACGCAGTTGCTTTAGTAGTTGGTTGGTTTATGATGTGCGAGCCGCATGACTTAGAGCGGCAGAAGGTAAGTGCTTTCATGGTTTCTGAATTAGCGAAAGGCCACGCCCCTCGGATGTGTTTAACATTATCACATTGTAGTTATAATGCGCTGCGTACTCCATCAGCTTCTTTACATCAGCAATATGAATTGTGTCATGGTAGGCAACGATGCCACCATTGGCAAGCACGCGCTCAACCTCTTTGAACTCGGGCAATATGTTCTCCCAGCTGTGGTCGCCATCCACGAATATGAAGTCGAAGTAATTTGCCGGATAGCCTTTGAGCAATGTTATCGATTCGCCGAGGATAAACTCGACATCAGTGCCGAAGGATTTGAGGTTATACTTCAGATAATTGTTAATGTCGATGCCTGTGTACTTACCGCCGTATGGCACGGCTTCAATCATCTTAACGGCTGTCTCGCCTTCGAACACGCCAATCTCGAGCACGTTCGCTGAATTGTTCATCTTAATGAGTGAGCCAATGAACTGACATACATCGGGCTCGCTGTTCCATCCGTGGCGCGCCACTTCGTTGAATGTCGCAGTTGTTACAATCTTTTTAGGTCTGCCTCTCTTTGGCTTATCGCTTAGGGTCTGCATGCTTATGGTCGGTTATTCGGTGAATGAAGTATTTATGCTGGATGCCGTCCTGTTGCATCCATGCTTTGAGCTTTCGGTCGAGCCATTCGATGTAAAAGGTCGGCGTGAATCCTTTGCCACCATAGTAGCTCATCAGGTAGAAGCGCTCTTCGATTTGCGCATAGCTGAACTCACGATTCATCTGAAAGCAGATAGCATCAATCTCATACGGCTTGAAATTATTCTTGCCGAATGACACATTGAAGTAAAGCTCATCGGGTTGCCCGCCGCCCCACTTCATGCGGAGCTTGTTAATCGGCATCGGATTGTTGAGGTAAAGGTCGGCAGCTGTGCGGTAAATCGCTTCGGCTTCATTGCATTTCTCAATGAACTGGATGCTGCTATTAATCGCATAAATCTTGTCGGCTTTCGTCAATCCGAAGTGCTGCCATAGTTGGTCAGCCCACGCCCATTGCATCTCCTTGAAATCGCGGCCTTGGTCGATGGTATGCTCACCCACAACGCGAGTTGCATACTTCGCATCGTTAGCAATCAGCTGGTCAATCAATGGCTGCAAATCCTTTAGGCATACAGCATCGACATCGAGGTAAAGGTTGTAATGGAACGGCAAGTAATCGAAGAGCAATACCTTCGCCTTGCCGGGGTCAAGTTTCTTATTCGTGTATATGTGCTGCTCGGGCAGGTCAACATACACATCGATTTGATTTGTCAAGTCATGGCAATAGTACAACGCCCTGTCCTTAGAATCGCTGATTAGCGCAATCTGCAAATCCTTGTTGAATCGCTTAATCGAATACGCTAAGTTGTAAGCAGCCCAATAGTATTGAGGCTTACCAAAAGCAACAAGCACCACCCCTGTTGAGGTAGGCTTGCCGCTTTTATTTGTGATTTGAATATCCATTATCCAAAAATGCCAGCAGGGGCATCGTATTGTGCTGGGATATTCTTGTCACGCCAGCTGAATGTAACTTCGTAGCGCTGCAATTCATTGTTCTGCTCAGGCAAGATGAAGTTCGCCGATGTGGTAATACCCACAGGAGGGTTGATGTAAATCACCTTTCCGCTGTCGCACATGAATGCGAGCACCCATGCGATGCGGCGATTGTTTACATCATTCCAGAAAGTATTATTTTCATCGGTTACGTTTGCATCGTACAAGGTTGCGGTTCTATCTTCGTTGATACGAATAGGAGTACCGCAGCCGATCGGGCTGTCAACAGTCACAGGTGAGCCAGCAGGCAACGCGAAACGGATGTCCTCGATTAGCTTCGCAGTTCCGGCAGTGATTAACGCCTCGACTTCGACCGCATCTGAAGGGTCAACCAATTCGGTACCGCATGCACCCACAAGGATAGCAGACACGCCGCCGAGCTTGTATTCATTGCAGTTTACTAAGTTGTGGTCAAGTAGCGAAGAGTCGCAGTAGCTTACACAAGCCATAGTAGTAGAGATTTAATTATTGTCAGCCTGTTGAATAGGACGGCATAACCCCTACGTTCCTATGATGTAGTGCAAATATACGAATTTATTGTTGATACAAGTTAATGAAGTTCTCCGTTGTGATGCGCTCGTTATCCTGCGTAAGGATAAACGGCTCATCTGCGTTGTCGAGAATTGACGGCAAGCAGTCAGCATCCACGCCAACACAGACCGTCTTACGCACCTTATCGAGCTTCTTATACAGCTCGATTGTTAGGCTGCCAAGGTCATCGGCATTGTCATACTCGATGGTCGGGAATTCATTGTCGGCTGGGAAGGATAGCTCACCATTCACGTAGCAGTTATCGAAGTAGAATACAATTGAGAGGAAGTCGAGCACGTACTCAGGCAAGCGCCCAAAGTGATAGCTCAGTTTCTTTTTGCGGTCCACGAAGCTCGCTTGCCATCTGCCGGAAGCATACCTAAACAAATCGGTATCGGTATCGTATTGCGGCTGGAATCTGCGACCTTCCAATCGGATGCCCGGCAAGAATGATGTGCCACTGAATCCGAGCCCGAATTGGTTCTCGCCATTGCAGCCTTCAATCTTAAAGAAGCGGCATTCATCGGCGAAGCCACCAATCTGAATCAGGTCGCTGTACTTGTCATACTTCGCCCAGTTCTTATCAGCTCGCACCGTTATCCGCGTAACCGTTATCTCGCCATCGAGCGAAGCACCAAACTGCGAACCGAGTAGGCTCAATGCTCCGGACTGCGTTACCGTTATAGTGAAGTTATACGTGCCCGCTGTGCTTATGGCTGTGGCGTAGTTAACCCCATCCACCTGAAGCCTTAGCCGTGCATTGACAATCGAATCCACCTCAATAGTCACATAGTAATCCGTGTCCTCACAAAGCTCGGTAATCGATTCAAGGCTTGTGGCATTGCCGATTGCCGTTAGGTCAATCTGTGCTTCGCCGCCGCCGATGTTCCAGGTATCGCTGCCAGTTACCGCCACGCTACTCCAGCCAAGCGGAGGGCAATCGATACACCCGCCCCAATCGTTGAAGTATGGATTGTAAATGTAATACTGCCCGCAAGTGTTGGTGCAGAAATCAGCAATCGCTAAACGATAGCAGCCCGGCTCAATATCGTAATCAGCCAAGGCAATGCCCGCCGTGAGGTATTGGTCTTTCGTTGTGAGTACTGGGTCGAGCACTTGCACTACTGCCAGCGTGGTAGCATCAACGATGCCCGCGAATAATGCGCCGTTGCAATTTGGCTGGAAGTCATCAATGGTAACGCTCCCGATGAATTCTTGCACGGTTGTGTTAGTGCCAATAAATAAATCCTGAATGTTGCTGTTAGTATTCGCAGGGATGTCGGTAGCCTTCAGGTAAATTACATGCGTACCCACCGCGCTGATGTTCACCGAATCACCATTGGTAAAGCCAACGATAAGCGTACCCACCGAGCCGGTATTGATTGTGATTGTTAGCTTATACTCGAGGCAGTTGATGAACTTGAAGAAGGTATATGCAACAAGCGCGGTATCGTCATTGCTGCCGGGAAAGGTTATATTAAAGCCATCAACATTCGCATCATTGACAAGTATAATTTCATTGAATCGCAAGTAACCGCACTCTCCTGCTTCGAGCTGCCAGAACAATTGATCGTTAAAGTCGGCAAGCTGGGCGAACTCAGAGCCGCATCCCTCGCATACCTCGGGAAGTTCAGTGTTAAATATTATCGGTTGGTTGGGTATCGATGTATAACTCATGGAAGTAGTTTGTTTGAACGTAGCTCGAATTGCGCGGCCTTGCGCATCACTGACTCAATCTGAATGTTCTTAATGTAGGTATCAATCACCGCAAGGCTGTCATCCCTGCGCCCGAGTGCAATCGGCTTTGATGTCTCCGATGTGATGGCGTTAATCTCTGCCATCGTGAGCGGGCGCTTGAACTTGTAGAGGTAGGCTTGCACATCGTCGATGTTTACTGGGTCGAGGGTTTGCGGTGTGAATGGCTCACCTATAACTGAAAAGAATGAGAATGCTGATGGTAGCGTAGTATTTTGGAATCCACTTCCAAATCGTAAGAAGCGTTGAATAACATCAGGCAATGGGGCTGTGGCGGTTGCTGATATGCCAATGTCAACTGCGATTAAATCACCCGCCTCGCAAATGAATACCTCGTTCGTTATTGTATACCAAGCTGGTTGACCGGGCACAGCTAAATCACTGCCAGTAATAAATCTTGTTTCTAATAAATTCAGACCGGCATCAAATCGCTTAATCATTAACTTAACTTGCCTGCCAGCTGCAAATGCAATCGGCAAAAATGTAACAGGGTCTAAGTATTCATCTAATACAAGCCCGGCATTAACCGTGTATATGCCCGGATTTGCAACGCTGTAATACTCATACGTGCCCGGCACAGGCTGCGTGAAATTATTTGGATTTATAACTGGGTCAAGCCAAATGAAGTAATGAGCCAACAGCCCTGAAAGAGTATTCTGAGTTGGAGCATTAACAACAGAGAATTGATTTACAATTTGGTTTGCAAGTGTATTATCAAACCTTAATGTTCCAGTGGCCGTTGATGGATTGAATCCCTCAAAGAAAGATTGAAGCGAATTAGGATATCCACTCAGCCAATTAGCAGATACAAGCTCGTTGCGATAAGTGCCATTGTAAATTGTATTGCCTACGCCGTAAGGGTCATATCCGTTAGCCGTTGCGGTATTCGCTGCTTGGCTGCCAGTCCAATTGGATTGGATAATCACTCCATTAGTCTCATAGCCGGTATTGTTAAAAACAACAATGTCCTGAATGAGATTGGTGTCGAATATTATCTCGCTTGTTTTAAGGTTCAATACATTCGATGTATTGCACTCACCTAAGAATCCAAATGTCTCAGTCCTGAAGCCTCTGAATGGTGTCTGCGTAAATTCGCAAAGCGTGTCTCCATTATCACATTGACCTACTTCTAAGAATAATTCATTGCCGAAGTCAGCCGCTTGGTATAGCCTGCTTGTATCGAACTTCATCTCAATCTCCGGCTGATCGTAAAGGTTAGCCGATGCCCCTGATTGTTGGAAGTATGCAATAGGCTCGATGCGTAGTAATGGCCTTCCATTAGATTGCTTCTCGAATCCCATGCCGAGGTTTAGCTTTGACCGCATCGCTGCGTATAGGCTTTCAAAGTCTGCAAGTATCTCAACGTTTGACTTGATTCGAATCGATTGCCCATTGGTGTAGAATGGCACATCGTTCTGCGGATATGTAGCGGCAAAGTAATTAGAATCAAAGTCGATTAAACCATCGCTCATGCAATTCACAAGATGAGCAAACGTATCATAAACCGTATAAGCGTATGCTGGGTCTGGGTAGATTATCACACCCGGATTGAACACATAAAGCGGCACTGCTGTTGGCGGCGTTATGGGTACGCCGTTCTTTGATGTGGTAAGGCGCAGCGAGAATGGTATAGCCTTATTGTTGTTTATCTTGGTGCTGAATGTTTCATCATAGAGCTTCGTTTTAACTTGACACCTATCGAGCAAAAAGTTCGATTCGGTTACAATGATATAGCCATCGACCAACTTCTCCCAAGTACCCGAGTTGCAAAGGTATTGCACAGTCACGCGCACAAGCTCGCAGTAACCCGATGTTGCAAGTTTATTGTAAAGATAGCCGAACACATCGCCGCCAAAGATTAACTCATTGTCGAACGATACTATGCGGGCTCCGATGTTACTGTCCTCGGTTATGTTTATGCCGAAGTCCTCAGGGTTAAGCGGCTGGCCTCGATCGAGATTGTCGATTAAAAACTTAATTTCTACTGCCATGTGTATCGCGAATCCCCGCCGTTAATGTTTACAATCATTTGCTTGCCTGCCATTGTCTTGTTCAGCCTGTCGAGCTTGCGCTCCATAGCCTTGCTATTCAGCGAAGCGTTAACCGTTATGCCATCGCGCTTGTTGCTCATCGCATAGCTGAGTATGGCAGGGCGCACGTAACGCTCATCTATCAATCTCTTGAATGCCGCGCTCGATGTGTTAATCGCATCCAGTTCGCGCCGGTTGCGCATTACTGAGTTCTTATTAACCACGAACTCACCACGCTCAGCTTCAATCAACGTTCCGCCTGCCTCATGGCTGCGCCCGCCTACCATACCACCCTTCTTGAACTTAGGGATAGGCGTTGCTGCAATGATGGCAATCTGAGCCAAGCCTGAAGCAAGGGCGATGGCTTTCTCAACTACCGTGACAGCCTTGGCAACAGCGGCAGCCGTGCCAATCGTTGCATTAAATATAGCCGCCGCCTTTTCGGCTTTCGCTTGCCGTGTCTTTTCGGCTGCAACCTTTTGCTCTGTTCTTATGCGTAAGGCCTCGAGCTTGCGTTGCTTTTGAGCTTCGCTTATTGTGCTGCCCTCGATAGCCGCCTTCTCGGCTTCATTTGCCGCATTGATTTCCTCGATTCGCTTTTGCGATTGAATGCCTTGCAGCTCAATGATGCTTCCAAGTGTATCAGCAACAGCCTGCGCAATCTCAAGCGCTTGGTCAATTGCTTCATCGCGTGACTTCTTACGCTCATCGCGGATAGCTTGCTCGGTCTCGGCGTTGATGAGTTTTATCTCGCTGGCATTTTCTTTAGCATCTTCAATTCGCTTTTTAGATTCGAGTTGTATAATCTCAATCCTTCTTTCGAGCGATGTGCCCTCTGCAATCTCTAATGTCTTAAGCGCATTTATCTGAGCATCGATGCCAGCGATTGTTAGCTTGCTTCTTTCCTCGGCTGCCTTCTCTGCTTCTTGCTGTGCCTTCTCAGCTGCTTCCTTTTCCTTTGCTGCTTTGTCATCAATTGCCTTTTGGTCAATCTCAGCAATACTCTTTGTCGCTTGTTCTTTTATTGCTAAGATGGCATCTTGCAGTTTCTTTTCTTCAGCACTTCCGGCTGCAAACCTTGATTCTAAAAACGCCTTTTCAAGTTCTTGAATTTTAGCGTTGCTCTCGCTTAGTATTTTTTCGCGTTCATCCAATTGAGCCTGCAAAGCATCGGTCTCTAACTTAGCTAAGTTTTCACGTGCCTTGGCTACATCCTCAGCGGCTTTCTTTGCAGCCTCAGCTCGTTTCTTTGCTTCCTCTTGTGCCTTCTCGCTTGCTTCACGTTCTGCCTCATTACGAATTACGGTAATCTTCGCGCTTGCATCCAACACGGCGTTAACCGCTGATTGCTGCACTTCCTTCGCCTTTGCCTTTTCTTCTTCGCTTAACTGGCTTAATGTTCCGGCTTTCTTCGTATAGTCAGCGATGATGGCACGGTTAGCATTTATAACCGCTTGCTCGCGTTGTATCTCGAGCGCAACCGTTGAACGCCCTGCCGACTTCTCAATATCGATTTGCCGCTCAATCCTTTCAATCGCTGCATCGGAAGCGGCCAGCTGCTTCTTACTCGCCGACTCGAAAGCAGTCGCAGCGCGATCGGCTTCATCGGATGCGCCTACCCAATCTTTGATTGTATCTACCACGCCGCCGATTGCGTTGCTTACCTCTTTGAATCCCGGTATCGAGTTCTCCAGAGCGCGCTTAACTTTATCGAAGTTCTCGACTAAGGCAATCAAGCCAATCACAAGCAATCCAATCCCAGTAGCGGCAAGTGCAATCCTAAGCGCTTTCAATGCTCCAGTAGATGTTCCAGTAACAACTGCAAGCACTGACTCAGCTCTTGCCAAAACAAGAGTCTTAATTGCACTCTCTTCGAGCAATAGGTTAGCCACTTGCTGCACGCCGTTAGCGATGGCAGTCGCAGCTTGCACCTTGAGCAATGCCTTTTGCAAATCTTCGCTCTCTGAGCCGAACAATGCCGCTGCTCCTTGCGCAATCTCGAAGCCAGCCGCGAGCCCTTGCGTGGCTTGCACAGCTGCATCGAACTTAAACGTATCCGATGCAAGTATACTAACCCTTGCACGCGTATCTCCAATCTGGTCTTCGAGCCGTGCGGCCTCAATCTCTAATTGCCTGAACTGAGCCGTGCCAGCTTTGCCCGCTTCCTCAAGTGCGTTGAGTTCATTCTTTAAGCCACGCAACACCCTTGTTAGCGGCACGGCCTTCTTATTCAAATCTTCAAAGGACTTGTTCTGATCGGCCAGAGCTTTCTTAACTTCATTGCCTGAGAACGCAGCTGCGATGCTTTTGCCAGCTGTCTTATAGGTATCGGCTACCTTCTTCGAGCTTTCCTGTGCCGATGCCACCACGGCATCATTTGCCTTGTTAACTTCGTTGACCGTTGCCTTCAGGCTCGTTGCCTCGGCTTCGTAGATAATCTCAACCTTTACCGCCATTATTTTGAGCCTTTATTGCTGCCTCAAATTTAAGCAAATAAACCGAAACATCGGAAGCCATTAACTCATTGAACTCGGATATGCTACCTCCGGCAAGGTTCATCACTTGCTCGCGGAAGGTGTCGGCTGTTCTCTTAGCCCTGCTTTGCGGTGAGAGCTCAGCTGGCGTAACGCCTCGTGCAGCTTGCGAAGTTCTACCGTGTTGTACTCCCAGAGCGTTTGAAACTCTTCCGCTGAAATATTGAATAAGGGCATCAGCGGCTCGATACCCAAGCTGTAAAAAAAATCATGAGCACCCCCCTTGCTCAACGCCTCAAATGTTTGCAACTTTTGCTGATGGATATCGGGGTTAATCTCTGCCGGGTTCTCGTCCTCACGTATTATCCAAGTCGCTGCGATGTTAAGCAGTATGTCGCGATGGATAACCGTATTTTGCCTCTCGCGGATTACGTGGATGTATGCGCCCATCAATGCCGCTGTCTTAGGATTGCTCAATCCAGCGCTGAGCGCCTTCTCCATCTCAGTGAGTATCTTCTCCATCTCGCTGCCACTTAACCCGCTGCTTAATCGCTCAAGCAGACTCATGCTCATGCTGAACCTTTCGAGGGGCATGTTCACCTCCTTCGGGAATCGGTAGTACCTATGCCCGCCATGCTTGAATACTTCAACGAGGTTGTACGTGGTGGGCTTACTGCGAGTAAATGTTGATCGAAGTCGCTCGCCTAATCTTTTGAATAATTTCATCCAGTGTGTTCTTTGTGGTAATCTCTTTATCGTTGCTCATTAGCGTTATGAATGTCCGCTCTGCGTGTTCATCCTCATACACAACGCTGATGTCGCTTGTGTTAACAATCAGGTCAAGCCATCGCTCATCCTTGTCGAGCAGCTCGTCCACTTCATCCTTGTGCTGCAAGGCACTAACCAAGATGAAGCCGGTCATCATGTCACCAACGTAACAGCGGGCAGGTTTCATCAGGCACTCGAGTCTTAGCCGGTAGGAAGCATCCGCATTCGCGGCAAGTGTCAGTTAGCTTGATGCGGTAGGGGCACTCCTTGCAGATTGCCATCCGCGGCTTCGATACCTCGCGGCTCTCCTTCGTGTCAAACGCCCACAGCGCCCAGCCGTGCGCGATGCTCTTGAGTTTCTTTAGCAGTCCAAGCATTCGAGTAGGTTTATCGTTTCAGGTTCATCAACATCCATGTTCACCACGCTGAAGCTGATGCAGTCATACTCAACCTCGCAAATGGTGAACTTCTCGCAGTTCTTCAATCCAATCGTGTAGCCCTGCAATGCATCAATCTTTGCGCCCACAATCGTGATTATGCCATCGACATCCGACTCAACCACAAAGCTCTGCACACGCTTAGTTGCATTGTGCGTTATGGTTACACTGTACTCGGTCTCTGGAGTAACAACACCAAAGGCAATGCCAGCATTGCATGCCGCAACGCTGATGCCGGAATCAAAGCAAGGTGAACATACGCTCATAAGTATCGCTTTAGAATTGCGTTTACAAAGTAACGGAAACAATCGAGAAAGTCAGCACGCTCGGCAATGTTTTTTCGATTGGTCTTTATGATGCTTCCATTCGCATCGCACTGCACTTGCTTAGCATCGAATACGAATCCCTTGCAGCGCTTTGAGTTAACGCGTATGTCGAGCTTGCGTAATGCTGCGTTGCAATCGATGCGGCTATTGTAGTGCGTTGGGTTGGCCGGTATCAGAAACTGGCTGTCGCTCATGCCGAGCCGCCGCTTTATCATTGTGTAGGCGCTGGAGTTGTCACGCTGTTGCACCGTGCCACCTTTCCCCATCGCATCGCCTGTGATGCGTATCAGCCCCATCGGAATGCCGAGGGCAAGCACAGCATCGCAGAAAGCATCCACGCTGCCCTTCTCAATCTTTATCTCATCCACCACCACCGCGCCTCTGCCAACGTGCTGCATCACAAGCGCGCACAGCGGGTTGATGTTGAAGTCAACGCTGATATGCACTGGCATGTTTCGGTTCAGCTGCACGCTGTCATCGATGTGCTTCGCATCATCCCACTCGTAGAGGAACGGATTCGCCACATCGTCCATTACATCCCAATCCCCTTCCACGAAGCGGGCGTACTGCACAGGCGGGAGCTCCTTCAGGCTTTCGAGGTACTCAGCCGGTATGTGCGGGTTATCGGTAATCTTGCTCGGTATGAATGTCCAACGCTCGGGCAGCGTGCCCTCCTTATAGCGCTCGTAGATGATTGACTTCACCCAGTTGTTCGCCGGGTTGCAAGTTGCCAGGCACACGATCGGCGGCTGGCCATGCGCCTTATTCCAACTGCCGATGCGCTCCTGAACTTTGTAGAACGTTTGCTCTTGCAGCTCGTTAACTTCATCCAAGCCCGCGCCATTGACCTCGAGCCCCTTGAAGCGGTTGAGGTCTTTGTCATCGTCAAAGCTCTCAGCCATGAACAGCAGCTCACTGCCATTGATGAATGTCACCACTTGCGTATCGCGGTTCCAGCTCTCAACGTACTGGTTAACGCCATCGTCAAGTATCGAGTTGAAGCTCGGAAAGGTTGTGCGCTTCAGGTCGGGCAGGCTGCGGCGAATAATCACCCACCGACTGCGTGGATATTGCAGCGCAAGGTAGCTGAGGGTTAGCAACAGCCAATACGTTTTACCGCCACGAATTGCCCCCCCGAATACGATGACACGGTATGCGCCTGACTCAATTGCCTCAAATGCTGTGGTCTGCCTTCCGGTGAGTTCGAAGTTCATTATTCTTCCTCATCATTCGGGTCGGGCATGCAGTCGATAACATGGCGAAGCACAATGAACAAGCAGTATGCAAGCCCAACCATGAACAGGGTGAACAGCACTCCGATGCCGATGGCTTTAAGCATTGCCATCCTCTTTCGTCTTGATGATCACAAGCGGCTCGGTAGTCTTGAGCGTGGTCTCATTGGTCTGCTTCGGCTTGCCGTAGGCTCGGTCGAGCAACAACTCGGCGGCGCGGGTATCGCCCTTCTTAGCCTTTGCATGCAATGCGTTGAGTATCTCTTCAGCGGCTGTCAGCCCATCCTTGCCTTCCTTGCCGAGCACGTTAGCCAAAAGCACATGAAGCTCGGGTAGCTTTGGCGGTCGGCCGCTGGGGTTGCCGCTTTCGCCCTTCTTGAACTTGGTGTGCTCTGGTGGTATTCCCTTTGGCATTTTCCCTGTTTTATCCCTGTTTACCTTCTGCGTCTTGCGCGGTACTTCTCAGCCTCTGCCAGTGCGATTGCCTGCGCTTGCTGAGGTGGATATCCCTCGCCAATTAGCTTGCGGATATTCATCGAAATGACCTCTTGACTGTCTCCTTGAAATAGTGGCATGCTATGCTGTGATTAATTCGGTAAAGATACGGCTTTCGTGCTGTGCATTAAGGCTGTGCCCATTGGTAACGATTTGATTGTATTGCCGTGGGTAGATAACAAGGTTGTGTAGTTTGCCCGATGCGAATACCTTGCATGTGTAGGCATTGTTCTTATCGCGGTCTTCGGTTGGCAATATAACCCCGAACTTATACTCAGGTTCATCGGTTGGGAGTATCAGCTTATTGACTTCTGCAAAGCCTTTCAAATCCTTTTCAGTAAATGCCACGGCTATATCGTACTCCAATCCGGGATGCGTAAGGTAGCCGAAATAATGCGGCTTTCCGTTCACCTCTGAATCTATCAATACTCCGGCTCTTAATCTTCTTGTCATAGGTTGTATGTATCAATTCGTTTCTTAACCATCTCGATGAATCGCTCCATCATTGCCGCGTAGAAGCTGTTAAAGTCCTTATGCCCTTCGGGTGCGTGTTCAAAGAGCACGTAGAGCGTTGATCGTAACCGCTGGCTCGGTGTCTTACTTCCAAGCTCGGCGGCATCGAGCTTTAGGTTGTTGAGTAGCTGTTCATCGTTGTAGTTGAACTGCTCGCCTTTGAATGCCATTACACCCACGCCACCCATCCATTGGTTGAACAGTGAGCTCGTTTGCTCGGGTGAAAGCTCCTGCGTTCCGATTGTAACCTTGATGGTTTTATCGCGGCGCGTTGCTACCGATTCAATCGCACATGGTATGGTTAAGAGCTTAGCATCCATATTCAGGAATATTGCGCTTAGGTTCGTGCTTTGGGTTTGTCTTTAAGCCATCCATGTAATCGTACACCATACGGCGAATCGTTGACTTATGCGATTCGGGAACGCGGAAGGTAATGTTAACCGTTGGCTCGCCATATAGCGGCTTCGCTCCAGCGCCCTCGCGGTAGCCCCCTCGCCCTGTCTTTATGTTTTCACTTGACTCCATTGAATTAAGAATTACATGCATGCAAAGATAAGTATTTATTTGATTGTGTGATGCATTTCGATGCCGTTTTTTTTCAAAAGCATCAGCCATCCATAGCAGCGTTTTAGGTATGCCTTGCGCACGAATGAGCCATTCGGTGAGTGTTTCAAGTGCGCTGCGTAGCTTCGATGCGTTCGCGTGGTGCTGTGGTATGTTACGCATCCATCGGTTATCGTTGCCTCGCTCGGCTGGTAGTTATTCATGCGCTCGATTAGTTGCTCTTCGATTGTCATTAGAAAGGACTTATATCAAAACTTTCATTAGGCTGCATTGCTTTCGGCTCGACCTCAATTGGAAGGTAGGTGCTGCCACCACTCGAGCCGGTATCGTGAAAGCTCGTAAGCGTGCTGTTATGCTTAAAGCGTACCTCACCCGTTGAACCTTGCCGATGCTTCTCGAATAGATAAAACACATCGGAGCTATAAGGGTTGCCAGCTTCATCGTTTAATCCGTAGTATTCAGGTCGATAGACGAACATAACCGTGTCGGCATCCTGTTCGATGCTTCCAGATTCGCGAAGGTCTGAGAGTATCGGTCGCTTATCGGCACGTTGCTCGACTTGTCTGCTTAACTGGGCAAGTGCGATAATCGGTATATTAAGTTCCTTTTGCGCGGCTTTCAACGTGCGGCTTATCTCTGCAACCTCAGCCTCTCGATTACCGCCTCTGAAGCCCTCTATCGTCATAAGCTGAAGATAGTCAATGATTGCCCATTTGCAATTGTTCTTACGTGACTCCCGCCGCATTATGCGTATTGCCTCATGCACACCGCATCGCGGCTTATCGTAAATTGTGATGGGTAGCTTCTCAACTAATCCGATCGTGGTTTCGAATGCGTGTAGTTCGGGCTGTGATAGGTTCCCATCGCGCAGGCGTGCGCTATTAATCGAATCGTTTGCATGCTGAAGTATGAGCCGCTGGCAGAGCTGGCTTTGATTCATCTCGAGGTTGAAGTATATGCCCGCCTCGTTGAACTGGCAGGCGTGGTACAATGCGAGGGCAGTCTTACCCATTGATGGTCTGCCTGCTAAGATTATAAGCTCGGGATGAAAGCCTCCGGTGAATCGGTTAAGTGCTGCGATGCCGGTATTCAATCCGCTTGTCTTACCGCTTTGGTGCAATGCGGCGCGGCGGTAGTATGCTTGCCGCTCTTCGTGGGTGAGCTGAAGTGTTGTAATGATGTTATCGGTAGGGCTGCCATTCTCGATTAGGGTATTGAGGCGCTTAATGATGTTTACGGCTGTTTCACCGCCGCTCTTTAGCTTACCTAATCCGAGTGCCTCTTCGGTTAGGATGTGGTTTATATTGCGCTTGATGTGTTCATCTTTGAGAATACTGATGTA